CTTGCCAGTTTCAAACCAACCATACAGGCGACCACATCTTCAGGTTCAAGTCTGTCTTTTAATTTCTTATCAAGAAGTATCGTCCATATCTGAGCTATGCGCTCGTGGTTCTTCTTGGCCGGCCCATACTGCATGGCTCTTGGACCGTTGATCAGTACCTCTGCCTCTCGCAGGAAGTCCTCTCTGGTTTTTATTTTTTCTTGTTTCATCAGATCCTAAACCTTGTATCGCCACTCTCAACAATATGTAAGCTCTTCTTTGCTCTTGTCATGCCCACATAAAAACAACGGATCTCACTGTCCTGATCCTTGCTGTTCTCACACGCCTTGTTGGTCTCTGTTAGCAAGACCACGTTATCTGCTTCTCCGCCCTTGGCCCCGTGTATGGTAGACAGTCTGATCCTTGGCTTTGTATTGCCCAAAATCTTCTCGCCCATCCTACGAACAGCGGTGATGTAGGTAACCTCCTTGTCAGAGACCTTTATAACATTAGACCAGTGCATCCGATTGTCTGCGGCAAAGCCACAGTTCTTAACCAGATAGTCTAGGTTGTATGTCATCTCACCATCCAAACTATTCATCTTGCGCTTACACGATCTTGATGCAACTTCGGTGCGAACAAACTTGATAAACGCTCTCAGGGTATCGAAGGATATGTCCTCGCCCCTGCACAGCCGTATCCAAGTCTCAAGGCTGCCTAGTATGTGCTCCGATACTGACCAACCGTTTTTGCCCCGACCCTCACGCCAGAACAACATGCCTTGATTTTTCAGCGCATTTCCAAACTCATTGACCACCGCGTTAGTTCTACCCAAGACCAGCCACTCACCCTCTTCCATGTCAATGGTGTGCGGATCGTAGTGCCAATGAACAGAACCCTCGTGTCTTCCTGGGGACCAGTACTTCTCCTGACGAATGCCAACCCGACTGATGAGACTTGAAGCTTGGTTGAATATTTGTGGAGGAAGCCTGTAGGATTTGTTCAAAACTTCAATATTTTCACAAGACTTCATGAAGTCTTGAACATTTACACCGGCAAAGTTATAGATGCATTGGTCGTCATCGCCTGCATAATATATGTTCTCAGCCCTTGGTACTAAGACCTCCTTTACCATTTTCCATTGCAAAGGTGCTAGGTCTTGAGCCTCATCAATGATCAGCAGATCAAGATATGGGGCCTCTCCATTTTCGATAAACTGTTCTATCATATCAACAAAATCAAGCTTACCCTTGACGCTCTTGTATGACTTCAATGCCGAGTCCACAACCTCAAGCTGAGAGCGAGACAATCTCCAGTCATCCATGCTATTGAACTGATGTATTAGATCTATGCCCTTTACGCGCGCGAGATTTATAACATTAATGTATGCATCACCGCCTCTGCCCGGTTTAAACAATAGACCCTCATCCATGTTCAAAGATCCGTTTGATGTAAAAGGAAGACCGACTATTTCTGACAACTCGTTCCAGTCTCCACTCCGCAGCACATCAGGCTTTTGCAGACCAAGCGTGTGATAGGCCAACGAGTGAAGGGTTCTAAAATTTACGAAGTCCTTTACATCAAGGTTAAACTTGTTGACCGCCCTGCTTCTGGCCTCCTCCGCAGCTTTCCGAGTGAAGGAAAAGAAACCTATGCGTGTGGGGTGGGTGCCCTCTTGCAACGCATCATCCACAATGTTCAAAAGCTTTGTTGTCTTGCCCGTACCTGGGGGTCCAAAGATCGTAGTTTCCATTTTAATCCTCCACCTTCTCGTAAAAGTGTGGCTCTACAACCGTGTCCTCAAGCTCTGTCCAAAAGGGCACCTCTTGAGAGCACTTATCACAGCAGTCACCTCTTTCTAGCCACTTTAATTTTTTGTAATAAGTGACCCACCTGCTTCCACAATTGTCACAATAAAAATGCGCTTTGTACTTCATCAGAACGGCACCTCCGCTTCTTGATACTCTATGTCTGGCACATCGACTTGTGCCTTGAACTCAGGTATGTGCCACACTCTGACTGTTCTCCAATCTCCCTTTGAGTCTTTAAATCTTTTTGACCCACTTGCATTACCGTCTGGATTCATCTCTTTCAGGCGTTCCTGAATCTGCCCACGGCTGTAACTGTCAAAGCGATGGTTACGTAAAAACTTTAGAAGAGCCTCGATCCTGAAGAACGTAACTCCGTCCTCTGTCCAAGGCTTACCAAGCACCAGTTCCTCTGGACTCATGGCCTGTACCCTGCCCGTGCAAAAGTCCTCAAGGAAGTCATAGAACTGACCCTTGTATGTTAACTCCTCAGGCACATCGATCTCGCTCATGTCCTGCATCAACATGGCAACCAGATCTTGCCACTCTGATATCTTCAGAAGTGGTGGCATGATTCTGATCTGCTCCATGCATGCCTTCTGAAACTTCTGTGGTGTTTGCAACTCCTCTGTTGTTAGCTCAACTCTGCTACCATCAACGTCACAGAACCATACAGGTGGTTCAGACTTCACAACACACAGTCCTGTTATCTCTGAGCTTGCCCTGTTGCTACCCACCCCATACTTGCGTGTCTTGCACAGCGTTTTGTTACAACGTGATTTAAATGGCTCCTGCTGACACGGGTAGCCATACTCTTTTTTCTCGTGCTGTTGCTGTACAGTAACTATCTCAGAAGCTGGTAGCGGAGGAGACACATGATTTATGTTCAACTCTTCAAGCCTAGATCTCCAGTTCTCCGGTTGCTCTTTCTTGCACCCAACACAGGCGCCAAACATCACAGTGTTTCTTGTGCCCTCAGGAACACCGTCTGAGAACAGGCTCTGTAAACACGGGGGCCAGTCAGCAAACTCAGGCTTGCTCTTGCCGAGCTTCAGCTTCACAAAGTCTTTCGGCTTGCACCTACGCTTATCAATTAGGTCAAGGAACTCCTCCAGCGTGGCATCACTACCGTCTGCCTTGATCGCATACCTTGTTGTCTGCTTGTGCTCGAAGTAGGGCAGGTTGATAAAGTTACCTATGTCCCCACGCTCAACAAGAATCTGTTCCTGTTTTGGAAATATCTCGCAACCCCCATACCCAAAGTGGGCAGAGATCTCGCTTGCCTTGTCTCTGAATTGACCAGCGGATATTTCCTCAGAAAAGAAAAAGAATATGTGAGCACCACCAGACTTGGATCTGCAAACAACACAAGGGACTTTGCTTTTGCGTAATCTCTTGTCTAATGCAGCTAAGTCTAGTGGATACTGGTCTATATCAAGTGCCCCAAAGGAGCACTTGTTTGTTTCTTTGATCGGGATAGATCCTATGCCGGTCTTACCTGATAGGTGACCGTCTATAAGATCTTTGGTGAGCGGCTGGCGCACAATCCGCGAGTGTGCTTTTTGCTTACCAGCTCTACGCTCTTCCGATATATCTGTCCGTCCATGTGCACCGCTGAAACCATCAAACGCTACCATGAACCTTTCGTTCAGGCTCATATCTGCCCCCTACTTGTGCAAAGAGCAGATGTTTAGAATGGAATGTCGTCTGTATCCTCACTAGATTTAGTGTTGTTCTGCATCTCCTCGCTAGTGCCAGCAGATGTCTGAACGTCACCAGCCTTGAACGATTGGAAGAACGCCCTTGCTGCTGCAAAAGCTTGGTCAGGAACGTCACCTGGCTCTACCCTAGAGACTGAGTAGTTGTACCACGTACCCCTATCGTTGCTTTCAGAAACGGTAACCAGCTTCCATGCAGTGCCCCACATGGGTGGATTGAACAATCCGTTTGCACCTTGGTACTGAACCATCTTCATCTGCGTATTCCAACGTCTAGACACTTTTAGCTGTGTCTTCTTCATATCGCAGATTGCTTGCTGGGTTGCACCAGTCTTCATGTCTACAATCATGACAAGATGTTGAGCAGATCGTTGAAGTTCGTTACCGTTTGGTAGTAGCTCGATTGAACCATCTCTTGTGGTTTTAGCTATGTCTGGGTGGTTGCTAGGTATCTCACCTTGATACCCCCCGCCTGTATCTCGTAACATAAACTCAAGATACTTCATCGTGTACCCACATGGGATCACGACCACACCATCATCTCCGTCCCAAGTTTCACCAGTTACAGTATTAACTAAGTCACCAGCGGATGCGCCCTTAATAAACTTGGGATCGTTCTTTTGTATTTCAGGTGACAAAGCCTGTAATATCCTGAGAAAAGGGATCTGCATATCCTCAGTGCCGATGCTGTCCATACCTTCACCAGCAAATTCAGCCATGTCAGCCATAATTGTTGATACTTCTGTTTTGTTCTTTTCTGTTACATTTGTTCCAGCCATAACTAGCTCCTTGTGATCTTTGCTTCTGTTCCAACATAAACTCCGAATGTGTCGAAGTCGGTTTCCTTACCGTCCTTGATGCGGTCTCCCACCCACTTCTTCAAAGTCTGTGGATGAACGTGTGTTTTTTGAGCAGGTTTAAATCCCTGTTGGCGTAGGTCATCGACCACCGCCCCAGCCTGATTGTCTTGTCCTGCTGAAAAAGAAACCGTTACATCATTCTTGATTATGTCGGCCTCACCTACAGATCGTAAAAAAGCAAAGGCCTCTTCACGCTTGTCGTCTGGAATTCTAGCATGAACGAACTGGCGCAGCGTCACCTTGTGACCATCCACGCTTATACTATCCATGCCCATGCCTTCCATGAGCATAGGTATGTCCTCTTCGTTCAGCTTTTTCTTTTTGAACTTCAGATCTTTCAAATGCTGTTCTGCATCTTTGATATCTTGATCGACCTGAATAGATCTGCGGATAAAATTGGAGAGGTCAGAAGCCCCTTCCTTATCCACGTTGTCAAACTTATCGGCGTTGACAGCCTCTTCTTCAAATAGCGAAAACACATCGCTCATCGTCATCTCCTTCGTAAAAAAAGTTTAACCCCTTCGGGTGCGAACCTTGATGCTAACACAAAGAAAACCATCAAGGGTAGTCTTTTAACTAGGTGCCTGTTCTCCCTCAGTCTTTTTCAACATGTATGAAATATGCCGACACATCGGCCTGTCATGCTCATCTGCAACCGCCTTCAATCTGTTATAGATGTCGATAGGTATACCAAGAGTCATGTATTTCTTTGTGGTTTTAGATTTATCTGTGGAATTTTTTGGCATTGATGCCTCCTTTCCTGTGTAAAATATGTGTAGATACTATAAAAGTCAAATCATTAGGCTTCCCACCTAAACTTCAACTGCCCATAGATTGGTTGCCAATTTCTGTCACCACCCTTCGGGGTCCATCTGTCATGCGGCTTGACCTCTCCTACAATCCTCCAGCCGGCGCCCTTCAAAGATGATCCTGACTCCTCTTTCAGGGTATATGTGACCATGCGCTTGCCGCCCATCTGCTGCCAGATTCGCCAGCACCGCCCGTAAAGAAAACTGCAAGAGTTTTTGGGTGCGTGACCTACAACACATAATCTGGTAACCTCTGCGGTTACGCCATCTTCTAAAGTTGCTGACACGGGCCTGCCCACGATAGCTACTCCAATAAGATCATCGCCATAGGTTGCACCCACCGCGAACCTCCCTCCTTGGGTTGGCTTGTTGTGCCGATGAAAGTTACTCACAAATTCATTAGCTTCGCGGATGCTGATGGGTGTGATCTCAAGCTTCATGCTTCCACCGCCTTTATTGTCTCACCAATCCGCTGTGCGATCTGTGGCACGATGGCGTTACCTAATCCTTTAAGTCGGTCCACCCTTCGGGGTATCCCATTAGCCACTCGACCCACTGGGGGTTCAGGGAGCCACGTTTCCATTCCTCGGGCGTCGTGCCCCGAATATCTGGGTGGTTTCCTAGCTGTCTTTGCATCTTGCCCTCTGGAGTACCCGCTGCGTCCTCGTTGGCCGTTGGTGTCGGCCACATCCGAACTTGATCTGCTAGATTCGCCCCGAACACCAAGTCTGGATTTGCCTGACTGATCCGGCGCCCCTTTTCGTCTAGCTTGCGTGGCCCTCCCGTCCCGTCTGTCGTTCTGGGAGTGGCCCACATTCTTGCATACCCGCCCAGAGTCGTGCCCCTCTTCGTTCCGATTGTCTTGCCCTCGCCCCGCACCTGCGGGTTGTCCTGTGTCGTCGGTGTTGGCAACAATCCAAACTCTGTCTCGTCTATGTGGGGCATCGACGGCGCAAGCTGGAACAATAAACGCTTGGCAGGTGTAGTCTTGCCCCTCCAGGTCAGATAGCACTTCGTCGAGGCCCAAGCTGACATGCCCATAAACATTTTCGCAAACAATCCAGCGCGGCCTTTTCGACCTAATAATGGTGAATATTTCAGGCCAGATGTGACGGTCATCTTCCTCGCCTCTTTGCTTGCCGGCAGCACTAAAGGGCTGGCAAGGATATCCTGCTGTGAGGATGTCGCACTCTGGAACAAGTCGTCTTGGATCACTTGCTAACTCCTTTACATCTGTTGCTATCGGCACGTGAGGCCAATGCTTTGCTAATACCTTGCGGCTCCAAGGTTCTATGTCACAAAAAAGAACGGGCTTCGACAGACCAGCCCACTCAAACCCCAGAGCAAACCCACCAATCCCCGAACACAAATCAACATGCCGCATCATTCATGTCCTCAAGATTAAATACTTGCGGCTTTTTAGCCTGTAGATCGTAATCATGGATTATGGATCCTAACTTTGGATTACCAACTTTCATTTCATCAATCCATACACGCTTTCTAATCCTACCAAATGCATCTTTAAGAGACCTCCAATGTCCGCGTCTCCAGTGTTCCCGTTTAGGACTGCCTTGTCCTGTGAACATACGTTCATATATCCGTTTACCACGCGGCTTGGGCAGATCAATTGTCACCACCTTATATTCACTTTTTGGAATAACCCGACCAAAACTTTTATGATCTATTTGTTTTGGAGTTGTCACTGTATCGTGAACAACAAGGTCATAGTTGAGTAAACCTAACAAGGCGATCAAGAACCTAGCATCACCTTGTAATGCCAATAAACTGGCCTTTTGCATTTCAATTTTTTCTTCATCTGAAAGCCCTCTTTCAAGTGCGTGTTGAGGCACCAACCAACTCATTGCGGAGGCCTCTCCAAGTACAAAAGAAGTCAATAAAGTTATTGAAATTTTATCGCTTTCTGTCCCTACACCACCAAAAGACATTCTTTTTTGTGTATACCATTGACCTAGAAGAGCAGAGTTTTGGTCTAGTATATTATTCCCCAAGTCTTCTCTTTCTTTTTCACTGTTTGTTTCATCAAGTTTCGTATTCCAAAAAAACCTGTTAAACCCACCTACGAAAAAACCTTTCGGTGCAGATAGGATTGCCTCACCTTTAGTTTCATCATCACTAAAATGAATTTCAAAAAAATACCCGGAGTTTAATTTCCGTATGTGATATCCAACTCGTCCAACCCCTGCGCGAGTTTTTAAAGCATCTTCTGGTGGGTTTTCTCCAATCTTTTTAGGATGTAATTTGTAATACTCTTCAAAAAACCCCATACGTTTGAACTCTCGTGCAATTATCTTAGCCCTAAATTGCTCATCCCATTCAATCCACATGTTATTGAATGGAGGTATGCCACGATCCAACATTTCAATTAAGTGTTTTGGCTTTGACAAACTGGCAAGGTATGCGTGTTCTACCAAATTATTACTGAGAACAAATTTCTGTGATGTTGCTACGTCTGCCTGTAAGTTACGTCTTTTTGATTCTGCATACTTACCACCTTTATACCCCTTTATTCCTCTTCTTGGTTCTGCAAGAGCGGCTAAAAACTTATTTGCTAAAATAGGAAAACCATCCTTCATATCAAAAACTCCATCTGTTTCATGAAACAACTAACGTGTCGCGTCAGTCTCTCTTTTTTGGGGTCAACTCCAACCATTGCCGAACCTCCTCACCTAGTGCCTTGGCCGACAGAGCAAGCTTCGACTGCAAACTCTTTACGATATGCTCATCCACCGTGTTGCGAACCATCAGGTCTACATACAGAACTTTCTTGTCCTGTCCGATCCGGTGGCACCTGTCCTCCGACTGCGTCCTACTATCCATGTTGAAGTCGTTGGAATAATAAATCACGTTGGATGCTGCGGTCAGCGTCAGACCACGCCCTGCGGTCTGTGGGTTAGCCACAAAGAACCTAGCCTTGCCTGCTTGGAAAGATTCAATCGCATTCTGTCGATCCTGGTCCGATGTGTCCCCGTAAAAACTAACAGTGGAACTCGCACCGTGGACCTTCTTTAGCATGGCCTCGATATTCTTTATGTCATACCTGAACCGCGCCCAGATGATAACTTGCCCTGTCATCTCATCAATGCAGTCGGACATTGCATCTAGCCTCTTGGATGGTATCTCCACCAAGTGCCCATCATCATCCATCACGTGCCCACACAACACCTGCTGAACCCGTAGCAACTGCGTCATGGCGGCTGGCGCGCTAACAAACTTACCCTCGTCCAGTATCGCTATCGCTGACTGTTTGATCGATGCATAGTATTCAATCTGCTTGTCCGTTAAACCCACATCTCTGGTGGTGTATATCTTGTCGGGCAGATCCAGAGCCTCCTTCTTTGTGACTCTGTGCGAAAACTTCTTTAATTTCTCAGACAACTCCTCAAGGTTACGAAACCCAACGATCTGTTGGAAACTGTGGCTACCCATGCACTGGGTTCTGGTCACCGCATACCGCCCCTGGAAAGAATAGTATGAGTCATGGCCCAACAGATTCTTGTCCATGAATCCACACTGCGCGTACAGATCCATCGGTGAGTTAGTCACAGGAGATCCGGTCAGGATCCTTTTGTATTTGGCATGGACCCCGATCTTGACCAGCGTCTTTGTGCGCTTGGCTCTGGGGTTCTTGATCGTTGTTGACTCATCGACAGCCAACATAAACTCACTGCCCTTGATAAAGGCAGCGAGATACTTTGGTAGCTTGGCGGTAGCAAAGCCCTCCACATTAACAAGCAGAATACGCAACGAGTCCCTGTTGCTTACGCCCTCGATCAGGCGTTCTTTCTGCTTTTTGTTGGGGCTGGCCTTCCACACATAAACCTCATGCGGTATGTGGTCGGGCATATGCGCGGGGATCTCGCTCGTTTGCCAGTTGATGTA